CCTCGACGGTTGACCCGTCCGGGCGGGCCGTATAGAACGAACACAACGCCTCGAACATGACCAGGTCGCCGCCGGTCAACGGCCGCACGATGTCGCCCGGTAGATGGTCGGGCATACCTAAACGATCCCGGAGGTACTCGAGGGCGCCCTCGGCGATGGCTGGGGCGGACGACACCCACATGGCGACCAATTGTTCACGGGCGGCGACTAGGCCATCTTTCGCTATTAGTATTTCGCCGATCTCGGCTATGTCACGGGTCCGCATGTTGTCGGGGTCTATACCGGCGGCGGCGATCTCGCCGAGGGTGTCGGCGGCCAGGTCGGCGGGTAGCGTCATGATCGCTTCCCGTGCCGCCGAGGCGAGGGTCGGGTCGGCCGGTCCCATCCTGAACCGCTTTTCTAGCCGGTCGACGTAGGCGGCGATTGTGGCGGTTGTCCACTGGTCCTGGTCGTCGTTGTGTTCGGCGCTACGTAGCGGCGGGGCGTCAAAAGGCCAGTGGGCGACGATGGCTTCACGGGTGACGACACCCCGGCGGGTGAGGGCCCGGAGGCGTTCACGTAGCCCAGCGAGGGCGGTTAGTAGTTGGACGTGTTCGGGGGTGTCGGCCCCGCTGTTGGGGATAGGCGGCCGATACTTCGGCAACTCAACAACCATGTCGGTGGCCGCACCCCGTGACCGTGCCGCCTTAACGTCCATGCATAGTTTGACAAGTTCCCATCCGGCGGCGATATCCACCCCGATGAGTTCGGCGGCGTTGCCGCCGCTGGGCGCCCATAGGACGAGGGCCACCTCGGTATTAATCGGCGGCAACTCGACCAGTGGGTGGCCGACGCCTTCCCACCGGTGGGTGGCGTGGGCGTAGACGGCGAGCTGAACGGCCCACTCGGTAAGGGTTGTGAATTCTCGGGGGTCACGTTGCCCGGTCTTGAGATCGAACACGGTCAGGCGTGACGGGTCGGTCACGTTGGTGGTGACTAGCCCGTCGGCGGACCCGGCGCCCATGACGACGTCCGGGGTGAGGATGAACGGTTCAACAAACGGCGCCTGGATGTCGTAACGGTCGATCACGGCCCGGATGGCGCCGACGGTCGGGTGCAGGTCGGGGGCATAGGTCGGGTCTTCGCCGTTCAATATGCGTTCCATCACCGAGTGGATCGCTGTTCCTACGTTGGCTTTGGCGTCGCGTCCGCCGGCCTGGCCCATGCGGGCGGCCAGGTCGTCTAGTTGCGTTTTGTCTTCGGTGACGTCGAGGTGTGCGGCGAGGGCGCCGAGGTCGGGGGCTAGCCCTGCGCCTTTCGCTATTGTGCGTTGCACCCATTTCTCGAGGTGGTAGCTATCGGATAGGAACTTTTTGGCGAGGCCGCTGGGGCGTTGCCATGTGACTGTTTTGCCGGTGTGTGGGTGGGGTGCCCGTGGGGCGCCGTATCGGTTGCGGGGTATGGGGTCGATGTCGCCGGAGTCGTTGCGGTCGAGAATGATGGTGGGCGGGGCGGTTGTGGGTGTGGTGTCGGTCATGGTGTGGGGGTTCTTTCGTGGGTGGGTTGGTTTGTGGGTTGTTGGCTGATGTTAACGGGCGGGTGTGACACCGCCGGGTGTGGGGCCGTCTAGCCATCGGCGGATGTGAACGGGGACATGAACCGGCACGTCGTAGGTGTCGGCGTAGAGTTCTAGCGCCCGGACCTGGTGCCGCCACCACACCAGTTTGGTGGCCGGTTGCCCGTCTACGGTCAGGCCGTGGTCGAGGGTGTGGTCTACGGCGGCCCGCCACTCGAGGACGACACCCGCCCCGCATGACGCCTCGACCATCTGCAACCATTTAGTCGGGTCGGCGTCGACGGCCAGGTGATGGCCGGGGCACAATTTCCAGCCGTTGAGCGGGTCAACTGACACGGCCGTGTTAGCCCGTTTCGGGACGATGTGCGCGCATTGTGGGGCGCCGATACTGCACGGGGTGCGCAGTATCGCCGCCGCTTCGCACGCCGTGGCGTTGTGTTTCACGATGGCGGCGTGCATGGCTAGGGCGGCCGCTTTCGCCTGTTTACGGGTCGGCGCTTTCGGCCCGGTCATGTCGCCGCCGTGGCGGTGGTGGTGGTGGCTCTGCGTGCCCGGGCGGCGGCGGCGTTCGCCCGCCAATAGGCACGGATGGCCGCATCACACCCGGCCGGGTCGGCACATTCTGACCCCGTTTTTCTGTGACGGATGGAAGCGGCCAGCGATGGGCACCCGGCCGGGGTGCGTTTAGGGCCGCCCCTTTTCCGGTCCCGGTATCGTCTAGATCGTTCGGCTTCTGTTGTGGGCTGGTTAGTCATCCCCACACCCTACCACCAACCTAATCGCCACGGGGGTGGCGGCCGTCGGCGTGCTACAATCACACCACCCCCGGCAACAGAAATTGTTGGGGTTCCAATGTGGGTTGGTGGTCATCGGCCGCCCTGGCAATAGCCAACGGGCGGCCGATACCAACCCGCTAAATGTTGGGTTCCAACTCGTCGAGGGTGACCCGGGCGTCGGCCAGCGTTTCGTTTGTCGAGTCGATGGCGTCGAAGGCGTCGACGACCCGCCGGAGCGCCATCCGTAACCGGTCGAATTGCCGTTCGAGTTGCAACAGTTTTAGCCGTGTCGTTTCGCGTTCATGGTCGGCGGCCTCGGCCCTGGCGACGGCGTCACGTAACGCCCCGGCCCGGTCGGCCCGCATGTCCCGATGTGCGGAGCGTCGGGCGGCGGTGTAGGCGGCCCACGAACCGAGAAGGGCGGGGGCGATAGCTATCACGGCGACTAAAACGTCATTCATTGGGGGCCGCCCACAAAACGGTTCGGTGGAGCGGTGCACATGGTCAACATGTTACCGCCCACACCCCGGCCGTGCCGGTGTTAATGTCGGGCAGTATGGCCTCTATTTTGACAACGTCCACCCGTTCATGGGCGAAAGCCGTTTCGGCTTCCCGTTCATCGTGGGCCAGGTCGGCGCCGCCATCGGTGTCGCTCGAGGTCCGCCGCTACATGCAAGGGTGCGGTATAGATACCGGCGACCGGGGCGGATATAGCGCCGGGGTCGCCCGCTTCGTCGCCATGTTCCAGGACTGTTTAATGCTCGCCGGGGTGGACGCCACCCAGGTCGTTTTTGATTACGGGCGGGGGCAACGATTGGCGGCCGACGGGCTGGCCGGCCCTAAGACGATCGAGGCGATGCGACGGTCGGCGGCGATGGGTTACGCCGCCGCCACAAACCTCAAATGGGCCGAGGTGCGGGTTCATGACCCGGGCGGCACGAAACCCACTTTCCTAAACCCGGTGATACATACGACCCGTGACACCATCCGCCTATTCCTGGCGTTACGGGGAGCGGTCGGCGGGCCCCTGGTCATCCGGTCGTGGTTTCGTTCCCCGAAGTGGAACACGGCCGTGGGTGGCGCTCAACGGTCCCAACATTTAATGGGCGTCGCCCTAGATTTTGACCCTCACACAATACTCACCGAGGCGGTGGTTCGGCGGTGTCTCGCTTTGGCGGGTTGCACGGGCGGCGGTGTCGGGGTGGTCGAGAGGTGGTCGAAGCCGGGCGGCCAGTGGGGTCACCGGTTGTCTATTATTGGTCCTGCACACGCCGATTTGAGGGCAACCAAAACGCGGTGGGTGTATCGGACGGCGTAGCCCTGGACGGGTTAGGCGGGCGGGTTAGGCGGGCGGGTTAGGCGACCGTGACCACGCCCGCATTGTTCCATAATGTCCCGGCGGCACCCGCCGACGTCGGAAGGGTGGCGGTGATAGCCGAGTCGTCGACCATCAGGAGGACGGCCCCGGCGGTGTCATAGAACACGGCCCCGTATTGTTCGCCGCCGTCGGGGTGGACGAACTGGCCGATGCCGCCCCGGGTGCGGGTGGTGTCATGCCATGACGCCCTAGATATGGGGTTCGCCCGTTCGATGTCGGATAGGCGCCGCTCGATGTCGGCCAGCCATGCGGGGAGGGTTGTCGGCTGTGTCGGGTCTGTGGTCATAATGTCACGAAGGCGGCGGCCTCGGCGAACGTCGCCGTGATCCGTTCCTGGTTGTTGGCGAATGTTGTTGCGAGTGTGGTGATGCGGTAGTCGCCGGCCACGTTCAGGAACCCGCGTTTCGCTCGTAGTTGGGTGATGTCGCCGACTGCGTAGGTGCCGGGGAGGGGGGCGACGTCGGGGCGGATGACGGCCGACACGGCCGTGATAGGCGCCCGCCTTAGCGCCAATTGGCGTTTTGCTATGGCGGTCAAACCGGCGGTGTCTGTGATGTCCGGGGCCGATACGGCCGCCTGGGTGAGAGCGTACGCCGACGATGCTTGTGTCGCTGTTGCCACCCGTTTGTTCGGCCCTTCGCCGGTCCCGAGGGCGTCGACCTGGGTGGCGAGTTGGCTGGCGTTAGCCGTGAAACTGAGCGTTTCTATGTTGGCTTCCAGGTCGAATACGTGGTCGGTGGCCGTCCCCGTATTCGGCGACTTCAGGACTAGTTCCACGGTCGGCGTGTTGCCTTGATATGTGAGCTCGAGGACGAAGTCGAAGCCGTCATTAACGGCGGCGAGTTGCTCGAGCGCCTGCCCTACATTCTTCCGTTCCCACGATGCGAACGTCTGGGTTCGTGTGACCCCGGAAACGTTGGTGCCGGCGGTCCCGATTATGCCGAGGGCGTCGGGTACGGCGTTGGCGTAGTCGACTAGGGCCCGGGCTATGTCGAGCTGGTCGGCGGCGGTGAACGTCTGGGTTGTGCGTATCAGGCGCCGGTTCAGATAGGTGAGAAAGTCCCCAGCGTTAACGGTGGCGGTGTTCTGCCCGGCGTCGCCTGCGACGGTCCAGACGATCCCGCCGAACACTAGGGCCCCGTCTCGCTCAATCCATAGGACGGTGGAACCGGCGGCGATGTCGGGCGCCCCTGGTGCCACTAGCGGCATCTGGACCGACGCGGTTCCCGCCGAATTTAGGGCCGTGGTGTAGCTAAGATTTGTGACGGGTAACTCGGCGAGGAATACTGTCGGGGCGGTGACCGTCGCTATTAGCGCCCGGAATTGTGCCGCCGATGCCGTCACGGAAGCAGACCGCTAGTGGCCAACTCTTGCGCCACAAGTTGCAGGGCGTCCCGTAGTTCCTGATCGGTGACCAAACCGACGCCGTCGGCTACTAGGGCGAGGGATGCCCGCACGGTTTCCCGTGCCGCTTCGGATTCCGCCGCTGCTACCCGATCAGCCAGTTCGGCCGTCGTCCAGTCCCGCTCGGTCCACACGGTCGTGGCCGTTGTCGGATCGTCTGCCGTAGCGAGCGCCACCTTGGAATCGTGGGTCGCCGTTTCTGTGTCTGCTGGCCGGTCAACGTGAGCGACCGGATACAGCCCGAGGGCTGCTAGCTGCGATTCCTGCCAACCGCCTTCAGGCCGACCAATTCGGGTGCCGTCGGACGGTTTAACCTCGACCCGCTGCGGGTTACGTACCGCCCCAAGGGTGCCATCAAAGAATTCTGTGTGCATTGTCTAGTCCGTTCTTAGGTTAGAAGCGCTTGGTAGTGGGCGGTTATTTGGGCCTGGGATAAAGCGTAGTCATAATATGCAACCCCTCCCATAGCCCCCTTGAGAGAGTAGCTAGCACCGCCGTTTACGTAGTAGCTACCAAATATCATTGATTCGGTAGTCGGTGGCTTCTGAGACAAATAATTGCCAAAACCGAATTGAATAGCCGGATAGCCGTTTATATACCACCTCATGTACCCAGGATATCCGCCCCATACCAGTACGTGATGTTCGTCAGTCGCTAGTCCAAAAGTGTTGCTAGGACCGTACACATTAGCCAGGGGGAAGGTTCCAGTCGTTTGTTTGTAAAGACGTTGGGTACGGCGCTCCTTGTTTGTGCTGATAAAGGCGCCGTAGTTGGGGCCACCGCTGGCCTGACGAGATATCATCCACTGATAATTATTCCCAGTGTGAGTATGGTCTATCCTTGTCACCCATTCCCAAGTATTGGAAGAGTAATTTGTGGCCATGTTGCTAACAAAAGAACTATTAAAGGGGACAGAAACCGAGCCGTTATGGAACCCCAAAGAGTTATTCGAATTCGCATACGATGCACCGGCCACATCGATATTGAAAACTTTCCTCAAACCCCTGCTGCTTGCAAGCTGCATGTTGCCGTAGTAAGCACCGTCGCCGCCGGAAACGCTACCCTGATTCGTTGCGACGTTGTTACCAAAGGGCTCGTCCAACATCCACAAACCTAAAGGATTGTCGACAAGCACGGCGTCTCTATAATCCGTGTTTTCCCCTGCTACAGCGTACGGGTTAACTAGTCCGGTTGCCATTATGCCGACCTCGTGCCGATCATCGTTATTTTTAACCCCGTGGCCGTGCCGTCGCCCTGATTGTCGACGTCGATGGTGACGATGGCGTCATCGGCCCAGGCCGTCACCGATAGGACGGCCGGAATGGCGGCGCTGGTCGAGGTCTTCTCGGTTGCGTCCACCGTCAATAAAGTGCTGAACACTGACACCCCGCCGACGTTGACATCGAGCGTAAACGTGCCGGTCGCACAAGCCGACCCGAGCGACGCCCGGATCTCCGAGCCGGTCATGGCGTACGGCATCCGAAACTGCATGACATCCGTAGCGGTCACGATCGCCGTTATCTCGTCGCTGGCGGCGGTCATAATCTCGGTCGGAATAAGTGTCTTGTCGAGGGCCCCGGCGGCCATGACATTTGTAAAATCTGTGACATCGGCCCCCGCCTCGATTCCGGAGAGTTTGCTTTCTTCGGCGGTTGTGAACGATGCGGTTGTGGCCGCTAACACGGCGGTGTATGCCTGGACGTCGGAGCCGACGGCGACACCGAGAGCGGTTCGGGCGGCGCCCGCTGTAGTCGCACCGGTGCCGCCGTCGCCGACCGGGACCGTGTCCCCTGGGTAGTATGGCGCCGGGTGGACGACCCGCCCGTCGGCAATGTTGGCATTCACGATAGTGCTAACGGCGGCGGCGACCGTGACGGTCGCCAACAGTAGGGCGTTAGCGGGAAGGGTCGGCGCCACCGGACTCGCCGCCGGGGTGCCCTCTATCACAGCCAACGACCACGCGTTCGTTGTTCCCGAATATGCCTGGTCCTGGACCCGGGCGACGACCAGGTCAGTTCGGGGGTTAGATACGTCGCTGGCGGTGACGGCCACCACCGTGATTCCGCGATTCTCGACAATGTAAGGGCCCTGATATGTGCCCTCGGTTCCCTGGATTATGGCCCGCCCGGTGGCGACGGTGACCGACATAGCGGGCGTTCCCGTCTCAGTGACGGCGAGGTCGGTGGCGGCGACAATCCCCTCGGAGCCGGCGCCAACAAAAATGTCGAAGGCCCGTCGGACGTCCTCGGCGGGATGCGTTCCCGCCTGAATGAATATGGCCGGGTTTTTTTCTGTCATTACGGTGGCGCTTTCTAGGCGTAGGCGTGGCGGGAATAGACGGCGATGGTGGCGGCCCCGGACCCCGTGCGGGTTAATCGTAGGTCATTCGAGCCAGGTATCAGGTCGAACCATGTGGAGTCGGCGTCGAGCGTCGAGTATGCGTTCAGTGTGCCGCCAAGTGTGACGGTCCGGTCGTCCGTTTTCACCTCGAGAAAGTCGGCGGATGTCGCCAACGTTTTCGTGAATGCTAGGAAGGCGCCGTCGCTCGCTCGAGTCAGGACGGGGTCCTGAACGGGCCCGTATATGCGGAATGTGAACGGGGCGTCATAGTTGCCGTCGTTGGTCACCTCGACCGCCCCGGGGGTGATAGCGCCACCAAACGAAAGGTTGAATGTGGCGGGGAATGTTAGGCCGACGGTTGACGTCCCGCCGGACGCCTGGGCGGTGGTGGTGGTCGTGGCGATGCTGTAAAAGCGGGGGTCGGCCGACGACACCTGGAAAGTGGCACGGGCGACGCCATGGGCAAACGTGTTATCGATGGGCACCAACCGGCGGCGAACGTGAACGTTCGTGGTCACTAGCGTGGCGTTAGCTACCCCGGGGAGGCGTAGCGCTAACGGTTCCGGGTCAGTGGTCGGGGCCATCGACCTCGACAGGGCGTCGAGTTTGGCGGTCATGCTGCCCGTGTCATTGTCCACGATCTCGAACGTGATGGTCATCGCCCGGCTAGATAGCCAATCTTGGCCGGCTATAGATCCGTCACGCTGGGCCAGCGCCCTATCCGATGGCACGGTGGAGGGTGTCCCGGCCGCCCCCGCAATTTGTACGATGTCGTATTCGGTGCCGTCGCCCATTAGTAGGTCTCGGCGTTGTATCTGCCAGGGTTGTGTTATCAGGTCGCCGGTTGTCATCAACGTGGCCCTATCATTTGGAGTTCGCTCACCACAATTTGGGCGGCCAGGAATGGGTCCTGCGTTGTCACATTTATATTGACTGGCCCGCCTAACCCGAGCGGGCCTTCACCGGCGGCGCCTCGCGCATTTAGCAGCGACTGGGTCCCAGCCGAGAACGTTACGCCTCCTGTTGTGGACGTATCATTGCGGCCTGAGTTGTCGGGCTGGAACGTTTGCTGAACTATCATTGCGGCGGACAGGGCGGGGCTATTTGCTAGCGCTATGATTTGATTAATTTTTGACTCGATACTAAGCAAGGGCACTAGTACGTGCTGCGTGATTAGGCCGGGGATGCTAATCAGAGCGGCTAATATGCCTTTCCCCATTTCCTCGAATAGCTCCCGGCCGGTGTCTTTGAGTTTGACGCCCAGATCCCACAAGCTGGCCGGCACACCTTTTAGCCATTCCCACAAGGCGACGGAAGCGGCTTCCATGGCCACCATGATGCCCCGCCCCAGGAATGCGAACAACACTTTACCGGTGGACCATAGTAGGTCGCCCGCCTCTAACAACAGGCCCGGGATAGCCTGCACCATGTCCCACACCTCGGTCTTGATTAGGTCGAGGGCCAGGGCTGTCGCTAGCCGGGCCTCTTCCCACAAATACGCGATCGCCGTTTTTAGTAGTTCCCAGATCCCGGAGAACGTGAGCACGATGCCGTCCCACATGGCCGACCAGTCGCCCTCGAATAGTGCTTTGAACGTCTGGAACAATCCTTGGATGATGTCCAGGGCGGCGCCTACCGCTTCCTGAATTAGTGCCCAGGCGGCCACGATATAGTCGGTGATGTGTTGCCCCCACCGTTCCCAAAGGTCGGTGATAATAATGGTGACGCGTTCGATGACGGCCCACACGCCCGTGATAGCCGTCTCGACTATCTCGCGTATCTGGGGCCAGTGTTTCCGCATCAGGGCGACCAGGTCGGTGACTACGGCGGTCACCACATTTTGGATGACCGGCCACACCCGCTTTATGACGTCCCAAATCGCTTCGACCGTGTTCACGACGGTGTCACGGATGGCGGGCCAGTTGTCTTGAATCATGACGACGATGGCCATGACGGCGTCGACGACGGTGGCCTGGATGACCGGCCACACTTCCGCGAACTTGGCCCGCACCGTTTCCACCGTGTCGAGTATCAGGCCCCGGATTAGCGGCCAGTAATGATCGAACCGTTCCTGGATCTGGGTTACTGCACCGACGACGGTGTCACGGATAGCGGGCCACACCTCCCGAAACTTGTTCCATATCATCGTGGCGCCCCCCATCCACACGGATATGTATGCCTGGAAGAGCGGCGCCGCCGTGTCGACTAGATAGCCGATAACTTTGCGGGCCGTTTTTTCGATGGCGGGCCACACCTCTTCCCATGTGTCGAGCAGCTTTTCGGCGGCCGGTATCACATGCTTTTCGATAGTGGCGGCGATCTTGTCCAGGCCGTTCCGTTTCAGGCTGGTCAATCTTGTCATCAGGTTATCGCCGAGCTCTTCGCCCATGGCGGCCGTGAGGCCGGTGACGTCTTTAAACCCGCCGCCCATCCCCTGCAACTTGTCCAAAAATTCGGGTACGGCGGTGGCGCCTAGGTCCTCGAGCGGGGCGCCGAATAGGGCGATGGCCGCCTCGGCCTGGGCCGCCGGGTCTTCGATCTCTTTTAGCGCCCGGATAATTCCGAACGTGGCGTCGGCCGCAGCGTCGCCGCCCTCAAACATTAGCTGTTGGTACAGCTCCATGTCTCGGCCCATGATGGCGAAAGCGTCGGCGGTGGCGTCCGACCCGTCGGTGGACCGTATAGATAGTTCTTTGAATGCGTCGCCGACCTTGTCCAGTTGTATGGCGCCGCCCTCACCGAAGTCGGTGAATAATCGCATCATCGTTTCGCTAGACAAACCGAGGTCGTCGAACACGCCGCCATATTCTTTTATGGCCGACCCGAGCTCGTCCCGGACCTCGGCGGACATCTCGCCACTAGCGGCGGCGATAAGGTCGAAAGCGTGTTCGCCGGTAACACCGAACGACTCGGCCAATTCGGCGGCGGTCTGCATCGCCGTGTTAACGTCGCCCCCAAACTTTTGTGACACGATGAAGGCCGCCTCGGTCAACCCCTCGAGGTCGGCGCCTTCCCCGAATGCCCGTTCAGTTTCGGCCATCAGGGTGGCGACTTCTTCGAGCGACTCGCCCCAGGCGTTGCGGTATATGGCGGCGCTCGATTCTAGGATGTCGTCGCCGACTACAGCCCGCAACGCTTGCCGGTCCATAGCGTCGCCGAAACCGTTCACGAACGATGCGGCGGCGGCGACACCGGCGGCGGCCATCCCGGCTTTAGCTAAATTGCCGAGCGTTGAGACGGCGCCGCCCAGTTTCCCGAGTCCCGATTCGGCGACACCGAGGGCCTTTGTTAGGCCGGTGGCGTCGCCGAGAATCTTGATTCTTACACTCTCCGCCATGGCGTCCGTCTCATTTCATGCGGTTTCTGTTGCGGTCCATTAGGTCGGCGTCCCGTGCGATTGTCTCGAACGATTGCAACTCCCACGCCCTTAGTTGGCGGGCCTCGGACCATGATAGGCCAAATCGGTTCATGACCCCGGCCAGTCGCCTAACCCGTGCCTCTCGGGCTAGGCGTCGCCTTTTCCCGTGTCGTCATCTGCTGATTCGAACACGATGGAACCGACGGGCATGGCCCGCACCTCGTCAAGTGTCAGGTCCGGGTTTGTGCGTAGCCCCGCAACGTAGCCGAGGGCCAGCATCATTTTCACTTGGCCGTCCTCGGGGCGGCCCGTGGGGATAACGCCACAAATGTTTTCGACGATCTCGAGTTCGCCATATGTCAGGTCGTCCAGTGACACCACCGTAATGGTCGGGGTTGCTGGGGTTTCGGGTTTGGTCATGGGTCGGGTTCCTTGTGTGGTAGATGTCGGGGCTATCGTAGCCCCGCCGGTTATAGGTTGCGTTTGGTCAACTTGTCGACCGCTTTTTCGTACGCCTTAGATACCTGTTTGTGTTTGTTACCTAACGCCCTTTGGGCGAATAGGTTCCGGGGTTGCCAACCGCCTTGCGGGCGGGGTTTCCGTTTAGATCCCCAGCCCCAGACGGCGGGCCCGGCGTAGGGGGTCCGGGATGGTGTGCCGACTTTGACGCTCGCTTCGCGTTGCCCGGCTTGCGCCTTGATTGACTTCAATAGTTTTGTGCTTTGTCGGGGTGCTAGGCGTCGGGCCTCGACCGCCACAATCTCGGCGGCGGCAAGGTTGGCTTTTCGTAACTCACGGGGGAGGGCCTTGTCGACGTCCCGCAACGCCTTTTGGACGTCTTTGAGACCGTCGACTTGTAGCCCTACACCGAGAGTTGCCATGATGCCCTACTAGTGGCCGGTTGCTATACGGCCGTGTCTGCGCTTTGGTAGGTGAGAGTGCACGCCGGGTTTGTTCCGTCGTGGAGGATTCTAAAGGGGAGGACCTGGCGGGGTGTGTCGCTGAGCGACACGACCGGGGCGGCATCGGTCCAGTTGATCGCCTGCATACGAAGCGCGATTTCGTTATTGTACGGCGACTCAATCGAGGCGCCGGTCCACTTGACCTCGAGGTCGACGACCGTTCCGCTCGTCCATTCGTCGTAACGGGTGGTGCCGGTGAAGTCGATTGCGATGCTTCCGTCATAGGTCGGGATGCCGTTTCGTACCGGTTCTTTTTTGATTTCCGACCCCCGCAAATACCGACGGTCGACCTTCAAGGCCAGGCCGAAGTTGAGGCTAAAATCGAGGGCGTCGAGCGTTTCGGGTGTGCCTTCCGGGTCGAGTGTGACTACGCAGTCAGTCCAGTCGTAGGGGGTGGTGTTCGCCGGATAGGCGGGGGTGCCCGCCGTGATGTTGTGTACCGAGTTAGCAAAGTCGAAGTCGTAAGTGATAGTCAACAATCCATCGGTGGATTGTGTCAACGACCAGCCCGTGATTACGCACCCCGTGTATGTGAAAGCAGAACTGCCGCTCTCGAGCGTCGGACGCAATACTTGGATGCTATACGAAACGCCGGGGGCGGCGTCGCTCGTCGAGTAGGTCTGGAGATAGGCGGCGGTGGCGGCCTGCTGTACCGGCCCGGCCGAAGTGCCGAGGCACCCTTGCATCAGTAGACCGAGGCCGCCGTTCATGGCGTCAATCTCGATCGACCCGCTTCCGCCCTCGTTGACGGTGACCACACGGTCGGAGCGGAGCGTTTGCATATCGGCCCGGAAACCGACACTTTCGATTCGCTGCTGTGACCGGGTGAACGTGTCGGCCTTCCCCTCGTAGGCACGGGTTAACGCCACCGCGGTGTTATAGGTGCTTTCCTGGCCGACCAGGATGGCCGCGTCGAGTATGCTCATTATGGTTTTTCCTTCGTTTTGGTTGCGGTCGCCCGGGTCCGGGTTTCACGTATTTTGCGGCCGATACCGTTGACCGTCGAAGCGGCGCCGATGTCAACACCCTCCGATTCTACAACACCGAGCAGGGCGTCAATGTCTAAGCCGGTCAGGTCGTCGGCGTCGTTGTCGGCGGGCGTCCAGGGGCCGGCTAACTGCACGGGGTCCGCCCCGGTGTCTATGGTGCCGCCGTGGGGCACGGTGTGCCATACGTCGCCGATTCGGATGGTGGCGGCGTTGCCGTTGTTGATATAGATCATGTGAGCCTTTCGCGCATTTCTAATGTCATGGTCACTTCGACCCGTTGGCGGCCCTCGACCGTGGCGCCGATATCCATTTGCATGGCGACGACGAGGAGGGATAGGGCGCCCGATGTGACGGGGGCGTTCGGCCATTCGGCGGGTTGCGGGTATGCGGCCAGCCATGTGTCTACGGCCGCCGCAATTTGTAGGGCCCGATCTTCGGCGTCGGATGTGTCCGCCGTAATCTCGGCGGATGCGACAAGGTCCCATGACCATTCCCACATTCGGCGGCGGCGGCCCGCCGTCAAACGCATTTCGGGGGGGCCGTTCGTCCTGGTGTCGCCGCCTTGGAACAACGATTCCCGACGGTAAAGGTCGGGGGCCGGGCGGCCGTATGTGACCTGGACTAGCGGCGACGCTGTAGCGGTCGCCGTAGTGATACCGAGGGCGACTAGTTCGGTTTGTAGCGCCCGCTTGACGGCGCCGACGGTGGTGGTCGTAGCCATTAGAGACGGTGCCGGTTCGAGTTCAGTACCGAGTTTACGTCGGGAAGCGGGGTGGGTCTGCCGACGCCGCCCGCCTGGGCCCGCACCTCGAACGACCCCTCGGGGGTCGTCAGGTTGATGGCACGGTCAGGGGTGCGGCTGTGGAGTTGCAGCACCCAGAAGCGGGCGATAGTCCGGGCCGCCCATGCGATGTCTTCGGGCGTGGTGTTAGTGACCCCGGCGGTTCCCGTGATAGTCACGTTCTGCCCGCCCACATTAGTCGACCTCGACCAGACGCCACTGTGGCGGTATATAGCGCCATAAGGCTGGACCGTGTAGGTGATGGCCGAGTCTGCCACCCCGTTGATATGTGCGGCTGTGACCGTCCGGGGATACAGCACCGATTCGCCTTCGACGTCGACCAGGCGGATGGCCGCCTGGCCGTTCCCGTCTACCGTCACCGAGTACGGCCGATAGGCGGGGGTTGTGATGTCTCCAAATGTTGTTCCACAAAAACGGTCGATGGTTCGTTCGGCGTAGGCGGCGGCGGCATCGAGGGCGCTATCGGGGAATGTGGCCGAGTCGCCTAGCCCGTCGAGGGCCCGGAGCCCCGACAACGAAGTGTAGGCCATGACTAATTTGTGCCGCCTGGGTCTGGGTCGACCATAGCGGTCTCGACCTTGCGGCGGCCACGGGTCCGTGTCGCCTTCTTGTTCGGCGCCTCGGCCGGGGCCGCGGTCTCTTCGATCTCTGGGGTGGCCGGAG